ACTGTGATAACTGCACTTCCACATCTTCTGGCAATTTCTCATGCGGGCCGGGCAATGGCACACCCATTTGCTTCTCTATCAACTGGCGATAATGGAAGCCCAAGTGTTCTGCAATGTGAGCCTGCATAGCCGCCATGATTTGGCTGGCCTGTGGGTTTTGACCAATCGTCTTGGCAATCAAAGGATCTTGCATGAACGTCTGGTGCGTAGCAATGTGGGCTTGTTGGTCTTGGTAGATAAAAGCTTTCATTGGTTCACCTTTGAGTGCGGCCATGTTCTCAGCCACAGGGTCTTTGGGTTTCTGGTCGTCAGGCAGGGGCACAAGCTTGTCTGCGTCCTTGATGCCCAACACCTCCAGCATCTGGCGATGCAACTGGGGCAAGTCGTAGATGTCCGGGGCCATCTGTGCCATCTGGATGACGGCTTGGTACTGCACAACCCGCTGGCTCATGGTGGCTGCGTTGGGGTCGCTCACCGGGATGATGTCAACGTGGCTGTAGTCTTCCTGCTTTGCGCGGCGGTTGGACTTGTCTGGGTCGTAGTCGTACTCGGGGTCTGTGTAGTCCCGGATCAACCCGGCCAGCAGTTGCAGCTCTTGCTTGAAGCTGTAGTGCAACCGGGCCTGTACTGCCGACATCACCTTCAACTGGCGCTCAAGGATGGCCAAGGTAGTGCCCACGGGCGCTTGTGCGCTCATGTCCGAGACCTTCATGTCTGCCGTGGCAGCAAAGCGTCTGCCTTCCTCCACGATCGTGCCCAGCAACTGGTACAGAACGCTGCTTGGCTCCTTGTACGGCAGGGGCAGGATGTTGTCTCTGAGCGCCCCAGAGCCGATGTCTACGTCCCTGAACTCGCCGGGTTGAATCGGTGTGTCGTCACCCTTAATGCGAAGTCCACGAGATTTGAGGCCTCCTGGGAGGTTCGACAGCGTTCCTGCATCGACAAGCTGGCGCATGATGCTGGTGGCTGACTTGGCAAACCCACCGATGAGGTGGAACAGGCCAAAGCCGTAGGCTCCAAAGCCTGGGATGTATTGGTAGTGGACAAAGTGTTGTCGCTTGAGTCGGAGTTCATCGTCTTCCTTCCAGTTGCGGCGGATGGCCAACACCTCGTTGGTCCCTTTAATAAGGGTAACTACGTATGGCAGTGCAATCCCGGTCTCTTCGCCGTCATCGTCTTTGTCTTCGTAGCCGTTCAAGTCCAGGTCAACGTGGCACTCAAAGATGATGTAGCGCTCGTCGTTCAGGTCGCTGAACCCGGTCTCCTTGTCCTTGGCTTTCTGGATGTTGGTCTGCTCTTTGGACGCATCGGGCAACTCGATGTCGCGGTAGAACCCCGCTTTCTGGAGCTTCACAATCTCGTTCTTGGTCTTGCGCATCACATGGGTGACGCGGTAGCAGGTGTCCAAGTCCGTGGCCCCGTAGGGCAGGATGATGTCTTCGGCGGGGATGAACATCGACACCTGACGCCCCAGGCTTGGGTCGTAGTACACCTTTTTGAACGCACTGCCTGTGGCTGGCAGGCTCCACAACATGCGCTCATGCTCAGGTCTGAACTCGCGCATCACTTCTGTCAGCTCGTAGTTCATGTCGAACTCGACACGTATGGCGGCTTCTTGCTTCTCGGGGGTCTGTTTGCCCAGGATTTTGGTACGCACCGGGCCTTGCGCGGGGAAGGTCTCCGTGATCGTCTCAGACTGGAAGCGCACAACCGCTTCGGTAATCATTGGGTGGAACACGCCAGACGCGCCGTTCCAAGGCTCCGTGCGCTCTTCGTACTGGAGGCCCAGCAGTTTCAACCCTTCTGTATAGGCTTTCTCCCAGTCCTTGCGGGAGTTCTTGTCGTTCTCAATGTCGCCTGACAAGTCCCCGGCCAGGGTCTCCACGGCAGACTGGTCCATCTCCTCGGCCAAGTTGACGTTGAACTCGTCCTCGTCTTCGTCGCCTGGGCGGATAGACAGCTCCAAGTCCCCGGCGTGGATGTTGACTTCCTCTGGGTCGATGATCTCAATCTCCAGCGCTTCTTCTTGCTCCCCCAACTCGTCGATGCCCTGGGGCTGTTGGTAAAGCGCTTTGTCGATAGTCGTTGCCATGTCTGTCCTTAGTAATACTCCGCCTTACGGCGGAAGTAAATGGGGTCGTCTTTCTCGTCGGTGTCCAAGCGGATGAACCCGCCCTGTCTGAACCGCAGCAACGCCTGGGAGGTCGTGTCCACGTAGTCATCGTTCTCGCCATTGGGGAAGGACGCCACCTCCTCGATGACCTCCCTGGCCCAGCGTGTGTCTGGTGCCCAGACTGTACCCGATGTGAACAAGTCTGCAACGGCGTTCAGACGCACAATTTTGTCGTTGCCCCTGGAGGGGCTGAACTCCTGCACCGGGATGCCCATGTGGCGCAGCTCTTGGATGAGCGGCCCGCCAGCGGCTTTCTTTTCCACGATGAACGCATCGGGGTCCCACTCTTTCCAGTGCTTGAACGCCACGGCTTTGAGTTCTGGGAACGGCATCCTGTCCTTGAACGCATCGAGCAGTATGACCTGCGCGGCATCGTTCTCTTCCTCGTTGTAGAACACCCCCCAGGTCGTGCAGGCGCTGTAGTCAGACGTGCTCTTGGTCTCGTGGGCCGTGTCCCAGGACTGGATGATGTACTCACAAGTGGGCGGCTCCTCCGCCTCCCAGATGCGCCAATTCTTTCTGGAGATGATGGCCGCGTTGTCGCTGGTGGGCTGCTGCATGTACTGGGCGTTCCAGTACTGCGGGTCGATCGACGCCTTGGCCGACTTCAACGCTGCCAGGGGCCACTGCTCGGGCCACAGGGACTTCTCGTCGTCCGTGCCTTCGTTCAGTATGGCAGGCAACTCCACGATCTCCCAGGACGGGGCGTTGGGGTTCTTGGTCTGGTAGTCGATCAGCCGCCCGGTCAGGTCCAGCTTGCCCCAGCGGGTCATCACCACAATGATTCCGCCCCCTGGCATCAAGCGCTGGAGTGGGCCAGTCTGGAACCAACTCCACGCCGTGTCAAACGCTAGACGACTGTTGGCTTTGACGTCTTGTTCCGAGTGAGGATCATCCACAACAAACAGATCGGCACCCCGACCAGCCAGAGCACCGCCGACACCAGCAGCGTAATACTGACCCCCAGCGCTAGTACCCCACTTTCCAGCAGCTTTCTGGTCATCGGCAACAAGTGTTTGTGGAAAAAGCTCACGATAGTCCTCACTGTCGATCAGATTGCGCACCTTGCGGCCAAAGTCTTCCGACAAAGACGCGGTGTGCGTGCCCATGATGATCTTCTTATTAGGGTATTTACCTAGAAAGTAGGCTGGGAACAGGTAAGAACTGAATTCTGACTTGCCCATACGGGGTGCAATGTTGATGATGACCCGGTTTTTGCGCCCTTCAATCACATCGGTGAAGATTTTGGCCAGTTTCCTGTGGTGTGGGCCCACTTTGAACCCCGGATAGACCCGTTTGGCAAAGGAAATCATGTCCTGGCGTGCTGCTGCCACCCCGTAGCGCTTCTCGCGCTCCTCCAACATGTCAAACAGCTCCATCTTCTCCTTGAGAGAGAGCGTTGGGAGCGCCTTTTGAATGGCGGCGATCTCAGTTGGGGAGAGCGTCAGGTCGTTGAGCTTCATCAGCCGCTGGTGTGTGAGTGCTAACTTCTATATCCTCGATCACGGCAGCGTCTGTGACGCCCATGAACCTGTTGAGCTTGTCTTTGATCTTCTGGTCGATCTCGTCGTCGCTCAGAGACTCCTTCTTGACCTCAATCTTGTCGGTGAACAGGCCCACTTCCGTGATTTTTCCCAAAAGACCAAGCGCCTTCAGGCGGATGTTGGCGTTGGGGTTCTCTGCTTCTTCCAGCAGTTTGGCCACGGTGTAGCCACGAATCTCTTTGGCGCGTTCCACAAACTCCCAGTCGTATGCAGACAACATTCCAACCAAGTGCTGCACAGCCGCCGGGGTTTTTATCTGTGCCAGATGTTTGTGGGTGATCTCTGCGGGAGCCGCAGTAATCATTCCGTTGAAAGACGCCCTGGCGGCGTCAATCTCTGCCTGTGCTACCGCTTCGTCGGTATCAACCGCGCCCAAACCTTTGAGCCAATCTGTGGTTTTTATTTTGGCGTCCACCAAATCTGCCGGGGACAGTTTGTTTACGGCAACGCTTTTCCCTTGGTGAGCACTCACCTCGGGAGAGAAATCTATTAAATGATCCAGCATACGCGCATAAGCCCTTGAACCTGCGATGGGGCTAATGTACACTCAATCCCGGTAAGTGTGCAAGCAGTTGCCAGTTGGCCTGCGGCCAATTAGCAAAAATGCTCATTTGCTTCTCCTCCGGGGGTTTGTGATTATCCCCCCTCTTCATCCCCTGACTGGCAACGGTCAGGGGATTTTTTTGTTTTGGGGGGCGGTGTTGCCTCTGTCAATCGTTTGACAAGGGTTCTGTGGAATTTTTTAAAAAATTTATGGGGGTAGTCAAAAGGATTACAGAAAATGCGAAGTGTGGCTGGGGAATAGTGTTCTGGCTGGCTGGTATGTCGTCGTTATATATGGGTTGGTGGGGGTACGGTGGGGTTCAGGGGTTGGCTCCAGACCATGTTTAAAACCCCGTCATGTGATACTGAAAGTGTCCGAGGGGGAAACCCCAAGGATGTTTATTAACTAACTGGAGAAGCAACATGAAAGCTATGTCATTCAATCAATTCGCCCAAGCCGTGGGCGAACAGGGTGCGGCAGTGAAAGCTGCCGCCGCTACCATTGCCGCCGCTTTCGCGAAGGCAACGCCCGAGCAACAGGCAGACTTGCGTGGTCGCTGGAAGCTGTACCACTTGATTGGTCAAGGGTTCGAGCAACCGCAGGCAGAGAGAATTCTCTCTCTGGGCAAAGGCGGCAAGGCGAAGAAGGCGCACATCGAAGCTATCGACCGGGCGTACAGCGACTTTCGCTACTACATCGTGAAGAAACCCAAGTCAACCAGCCCGGAGAGTCACGCTCGCGTGGCTGTGCCCAAGGTCAAGGTCGAGCAGGCAGTTGAGTTGTTCGCGGGCATGACCCGTGAGCAGATCAAGGCGTTGGTTGATCGCGCCCTGTCGCAGATCACCTTCGAGTAACCCAGAGAGATTTTTCTCTCTCACGACAACGGCGACCCCCGCCGTTGTTTCTTTTCCTGTCCAACGGGAATTCTTACAGCACATCCGAAAGGGTGTGCTGTGGGGACGATCCTGTCCGCTACTTGGAGACCAGCATGATTATTCACATCGC